AGCGTCAACTGGTTGATTTCCAACCCGCATTTCTTACGCTCCGTGAGAATGCGCACGCCGCGCCCGCAACGCTTCGCGCAGCGATGCGGGCGGGGGGATTGTCGATAACCGTCGTGCTAGCCTCCCTTTCGCGTTTTGGACCAAATCCTTGCTGAAGTTGGCTTCAGCCCCAAGACATGCCTGCGCCAGTGCCTACGTACGAACCGACGTTTCCTCGGAAGTAGAGAGGAAAAGTAATGCGACTAATGCATAAATGTTAAAGCGATCAGGAGGCATTAGCGGCTTCCAAACACTCCCGCCTTTAGAGCCATCCATTGTTTGGTGAGCAGTTGCACGGGGGTGCTTTTGTGGCATTATAAACAACCGCCTCGGGAAACAAGTTTTCAACAGTTCGTCTGGCCTCATTCGCGGTTGCAGCATCGACTACAATAGTTTTGCCCAAACCATGAATCGAGTAATCGACCTCGAATGGATCGGCTTTAGCATTAACGGCTACAACGCTTAGGAGTATTAACAGTCTTTTCATGGCACTATCGACCAGATCTCAGGTACATCGGCTTTGCGAATATCCTTGTGATAACGTCTCCACGTCGTACCAACATTATCATGTCCAGACTGGAGGACAAGTTCGTTGATGTCTTCATGCACCGCTAGCCGGCCGGATCCACGCTAGTGAAACCTTTGTCCCGTTGCATCTCGTCGCCAAACCGGCGAATCACGTCAGCGGTAAACTTTGAGCGAGCGCGAGATCAAGGTCTTAAAGCTGATGTCAAGGTTTGTGAGCGATGCGTGGACGAAATAACTTAACTTTCGTTTCCAATCATAATTGATAGCAAGACGATGCAAGTCACGGTGCCAGCGAGAGCGGAGTCTACTGGAATTAGTTAGTCCCAGGCGCAGCCTTCATCGAATGATATTTGGCTTCTGTCCATTCCAAATCTGGCGCCCTTTCAGGGCCGCGGAATATTTCGGCTTTTCTGCAAGCATTTCCGGCGTAAATCGTTCGTAATCAACACTATTCGCGGGCTGCGGCGACCGGTTTTCAGCGGTCCGGAATAGTGCGTAAAAGACGAAAAATAGCGTAATCGGCGGGAAAAAGTGAGATATATATCTCAATTGGTTTTCCGGAATTCCGTATAGACAAAACAGGCCGGCGCCGATAAAAAAGCCGGCCAATGAAAACTTAAAATTCCTGAAAACTAATGAGACCGACTCCATTCAAATCTGAAACGACCCCTTGGAGGGTGCAATTGCCGGCCTCTCTTTCACCCGATGGCAAGCGCAAGGCCCGCTATTTTGCCAATTTCAAAGAGGCCGAAAAATTCTGCAACGCCCTGAAAAAAGGTAAGGGCCTGGCCGAGATCGACGGGACCGCGGCCGCAACCGCGGAAGTGAAAGAACACGCTCCGCTCATCATAGCCGCGATCGCGAAATGCAACGGCGATTCAACGCAAGTTTTCAAGGCACTCGAGCTTTGGGAGAAAATGAGGGTGAACATCAAAGGAGGGATTTTCTCCGAAGTGGCCGACGCCTTCGCAACGGCCCGCAAAGGCCTGGTTGGCGCCCGTACATGGTCCGATGACAATCACCGACTCAATAAATTGACGCGAGTTTTTGGCGAGGTCAAATTGCCGATATCGCGCAAGCCGACCTTGAAACATTTTTCGAGGAAATGCCCGGCCATACGCGATCGACACACAAGACCGCGAAGGTTTTCTTCAAATGGGCTCGGAAAAAGAATTTCATCTCGATCGATCCGATGGCCAGCGTTGAACCGCGGGAACGTTGGAAGGCCCGGAAAGAAATTTACTCGGTCGAAACCTTCGAGCGGATGTTGCGGATCGCGGCCGGCTTGGAAGGGGTGCGGCCCGGCGAGGAACCGACAAAGGAATTTATCGGGCTCTTGCCTTGGATGATTATTTCGGGTTTTTGCGGCCTCCGTTCAACCGAAGCGTTTCGGGAGAAGCTTTCTGAGGATGCGATCAAATGGAGCGACCTTTATTTTGATCGCGGATTTATCACTATCCGACATCAGGTGGCAAAGCGGACAAAGCGGCAAAACGACGAACGGCACATTGAAAGCGCGGCCTATGTCGAAGCGGCTCGGGCTTGGTTGGCCCTAGTCCCGCGGGAAAGCGAATTCATTTGCCCGACGCTCGAACGCACCCTCGGCAACCTGAAAGCCGAATTCGAATCCCGCACGGGAATCAAATTTCTCGACAATGCTTTCCGCAATTCGTTTGCTTCCTATACGCTCGCAACGGAAGGTAAAAAAGGGGTTGGTCAATTGGCCCTGGAAATGGGGAATTCCGAAGCGATCGCGAAACAGTTTTATGTCCGCACCTTGGAACCGCGGACCGGAGGCGCATGGTTCGGCCTCCGCCCGGATCGGCCGGCGAACGTGGTTGCGATGACCGCGGCCGCGGCCTAGAAATCACGGCAATTATTTAGACAGGGCTTCCCGAAACGGAGGCCCTTCTTTTTTGCTCCGGGAGCTCGGTCCCGGGATCCGGCCCGCGGCGCTTCGGCCTGGCCGTTCCTGGTGTGTTTTCCGGGCCGGCAAGGTAAGGCCGCGGCCGGCCGGCAAAGCGGCTCTGGCGGGCTTTTAGGGAAACCGGGCTATAGACGGTCTGTAACAAAAATCGTTACACAAAAATCATGAAAATGACACGCAATTTTCACAATTTGCTTGTTTTCCAATAACCGATTGGCTAGGCCTATCATTCTTTGATGGGACGAAAATCCTACTTTTGAACTAAAAAAAAGACCTCCCAGATGTGAAAAAGGGGACGGAAGCGAACTTTTATGATTCAAGCTGAACTCGTACAAGTAAAACGAGCCGATCGGGAGTAGGAATCCTAATCGGCCCGGAATTGTGAACAGCTAGTTCACAAACTTATTCACAAGCCGGCGACTTCGTAGCGCAAAGGTTTGCAAACCCTGATTCTCAATTAGGATATTCGGGGATTAATTCCAAGGATATTTTTTAATAATATTCGGGATAAATCTTTTTTCATCCGATGGCCGAATCGTTCCTCGATATCTTGCGGGAACGTTTCCCGGAGGCCGAAGGCCTAGCATTCGACCGCATTTTTGCCCGGGGCCATACAATCTTTTTTGATACGACAAATAGGCGACTATTACCGCAATTTACCGAGCCACAAGTTTTCGCGGCCCTGATACTCGCAAAGACCTATGTTGCACAGGCCGGCGCGGTTCTCGAGCTCACCAAAGCCGAGGAACGCATTTTCCGCGGTTACCTGGTCCCGCCGGTAAAACGTCAATGATCGAATCTTGTCGTTTTTAACTTTTTCTCCCAGGCCGGCCTTTTCGAAAGTTGTCGGAGACGAAAAAGACGAATTCGGCGGGCTTATAAATCCGGCCTCGTGGAAAATATTCGACCCCTAATCACGGATATACGCGATAAACGGCGCCGAATCCCGTTGGCGGAGGTTGCGCAACTTTTAGGCATTAAGACGCGCACCCTTCGCGACTACGCAAAAGATGGAACGATCCCGGGCGCCCGGCAATTCGGCCGGCATAAGGAATGGGCCTTCGAACGGGATCAACTCGAAACCTGGTGGCAAAAATTCAACGCCAACAACAGAAAGAAGGCCGCGAAATGAACACGCTTTGGCTATGGCCGGTTATCAACTGGTTTGGAGCGCAATTCTAGGGATCGCGACGGCCCGGTTCTACTCCGTTTGCCGGCAATGGGAAAACAAATTTGAAAAACGCAATCGCTGGATTGCGGAACAAGAAAGAAAGCAAAGGCAGTTATGAGCGAAACTGAACAAATCATAGAACTAATAAGCAAACAGACTAGCGTTTTGTTACACAATCATTGGCCGGATATTAGCGATTTTCGCAACGGCGGAGAGTCTATCAAGGTTGGATTTAGTTCTTTGATTCAATACCAGGGCCAGGAACGGATCGTTGAAACCACAATCAGCTTCGGAAAACGGGTTAAGGATTCGACGGTTGAGCGGATCAACACGGAGCAGATGAGTTTAAACCTGGCGCCGGCGCCGGCCGAAACCGACAAGCCGGCTAGAAAACGCGGCCGACCGAAAACGAATATTCTCGCAAAGGCCCTGACAACCGCACCCTCTCCCGATCCCGAACCGGAGGCCGCATAAATGATCCCGACGCAGCGGCAAATTGATATAATGAATCCGAAGGACCGGGCGCAATTCCCGAAGAAAATCCGGCTAACAACAAGCGAACGCCGAACGGCTAACGAAACGAAAACCGAGCGCAAAATGCATAGCGACTTTTCCGGCTATCTTCGTTTGCGGAACCGGATTTTCCAATTCGTTCATGCGGACCCTTCTAAACGGTCCACAATCGAGCCAGGTTGGCCGGATTACACGGTTCTTTGCAAAATAATGTTAGTACCGCGGCCGCGGCCCGTGGCGTGTCTAATCGAGCTCAAGGCGCCGGGCGGGCGCTTGTCGGAAATCCAAATCCGGAAATTCGCCGAGCTCGAAGCGGCCGGGATGTCGGTTTATGTCTGCACGTCATTGGCCGATGCGATCGCGGAACTAAAGGAATATTTCGAACTTCCCGCGGAGGTTCTGCAATGACTAATGAAAACAACCCGAAACCCGAGCTCGGCGGTTTCCTGGCCGGCATCACGTACGGAAAACAAGTGAAACCGATATTCGTTTTGATGCACGGTCCGGATGGAGTAGGCAAAACAACCTTTGCAAGTCAGGCTCCGGAGCCGGTTTTTGTCGGAACCGAAAAAGGCTCGGAACAATTGAACGTTGCCAGGTTGCCGCGGCCCGAAACGCTCGGCGTTTTCCTGGATCAACTAGCCGGCCTAGCAAATCAGCAACACCCTTTTCGAACCATTGTGATTGATTCGATAGATTGGCTCGAGCCCTTGATTTGGCGCCAAGTTTGCGCCGAGGGGCAAGTGAAGACAATCGAAGATTACGCGGGCGGATTCGGCAAAGGCTATATCCGGGCGCTCGAGATTTGGCGCGGGGTTGTGGAGCGAATATCGGCCCTGGCGAACCGTTTTCATGTTGTGCTGATCGCGCATTCGAAAATCAAGCGGTTCGACGATCCGAAACTTCCGACCGGCTATGATCGATATATCATAGCAATCAACGAAATGGCCGCGGCCGCGGTTCGGCAAACTGTCGATGCGGTCCTTTTTGCTAGTTTCAATGAAAAGGTTAAACAAGTGGCTAAATCCGGCTCCGGCAACCGCGGGCTCGGCGAGGGTGAGCGCATTCTATTCACCGAACATCGGCCGGCTTTTGATGCGAAAAACAGATTTAACCTTCCCTTCGAATTGCCTCTGGAATGGCGGGCCTTCGCGGAACACGTAAAGAAATTTTACTTTGGCGAAACAGCGGGCCAGGCAGGGGGTGCGGATGGATCGAAACCCGGTTCGGGGGGACCGGGATCGAGGCCCGAATCGGGGCCGGCTTCTCCGCACCCTCTTGCGCCGGCAAGTGCAAACGAACCGAAAGGAACCGATGAAGGACAAACTAATTCGCCGACGCCGGCCGCATAGAAACTATCAACGTTTCAATTTGGGGGAATTACGGAAAGCGATCAACGCGGCCGCGAAACGGCTCGATCCACGGCCTTCGGATTATTGGAATCGGAGCAAAAAGAAATTATGAAAAAACCAGCCGTCCAACATGAAGAAGAAGGCGAAACGCCGCAAGAAATTGGAAAGCGTCTTGCCAATCAGAGAATGCCTAAAATCAAAAAAGGGCTAAAAGGAATCGGCAATCTCGGGAAGTACAAAATGACCTCCGATGATCGCCAATACATCAAAGATCATCTCACTCAATGGATGCAGGAAACCTTTGTTCGTTTAGATAACGGGCAAGCTGAATCGGATGATTTCTTTTTGAAATGACCGAAGACCTCCAAATCGGCGGTTTCATTATTCGGGATTCAGAAGATAGCCGGCCGGCTCGGCCGATCCCGCAAAAGGAAATCAACGAATTATTGGAGCGATTCGAGCAACTAGGCCAATTCGAAAATTTTTGGGATCAATTCGAGGAAATGATGGAGATCGGATTCAAACTCCGTTGCTGGCATGACCTCTTTGATTCTGAGGCGCAATGGAACCATTGGCGCCGGGGTTTCTTAAAAAGAATCCCAATTAAGACAATTGGCCTCTGCTTGAAAACTTGGGATCAAAACGAAAAAATCAAAAACTATATGCGAAGGCGCGGAATCCCGATCAAAACTTGGGATCCGGCCAAGTATTGGAACATCAAACCGTCATGTTAGGATTCGTGCAGCACTGCTGCACCGAAAAACTGATTATGCTAGTGGCCGAAAGCAAACAAAGGATTTTGGACAAGTTGAAAGATGAAATAAACCAATTACTCGGGAAGTCTTCCAAAGATACCGAAGATTGGCTCGAGAAAGTGTTCAAGGTTGGGGAAAAAGTTAAGGAAGCGCAAAAGTTATTTGATGATGAGGGGCAATGGCTCAAATGGTGCGATGAAAATTTACATTTTCGCCGTAGGTGGCTCTACTTTCATTTGCAATGCTACGATAACCGCGAATCGATTTTCGAGCATTTCCTGAACGAATCGGGAATTTTTCTCCCCTCCATGCGTGAGGTTCAGCGGTTTTTAGCTAAAACTAAGCCGGCTAAAAAAGGCAAAATCACTATCCGGGAAACTTGTCCGACTTGCGGGCAACGATTAACGAAACTCGCAAAGGCTTATATGAACCGAACTCGGGAATGAAGAATTACGTTTTCGATATCGAAACGGTGGCGTTGCCGACGGATCAACTGCAAGCCATCATACCGGCCTTTGATCCCGAGACGGTTAAAACGGGCAATTACGGTCCGGAAAAGGCCGCGGAGAAAATAGAGAAAGTCCGACAGGAACAATTCAACCGGTTTATGCGAAACGCGGCCCTGTCGGCCCTGACGGGCCAGGTTGCTATGATCGGGATTCGGAGCGAGGCCGGCGATACTTACATTTTCAGTTTGCCGGATGAAAAAACCATCATAGCCGAATGGCTGAAACTGTTTGAATCCGAGATTGACCGCGGGGGCCATTGGATCGGCTTCAATATTAGCAATTTTGACCTCCCGTTTCTAATTCGTCGGGCCTGGTTCCATCGGTTGCGGATTCCCTACGGCATTGTAAGGGGCCGCTATATCACAAGCCATTTCACCGATTTACTAACATTGTGGATCGGCTCGGAACATGCCGGCCGATTCGAGGTTTCGTTAAATGACCTGGCAAAGTTTTTCGCAATAGGAATCAAATCGGCCAACGGAGCGGATTTCGGCGAGCTCTTACGCTACAAGCCGGAAGGGGCCCGGGAATACCTTGCAAATGATTTAGAAATCACCTGGAAAGTGGCCGAAGCGATGGGCGCTTTGAAAAGGCCGTTAGCGAGCGACCTGGCCGAGCCGACCGGGCCTCCGGATCCGGGACCGGCAATCGATCCAATCGAGGAACCGCAATCCGAGCCGGCCGGGATTCAATTTTATTAATCAAACTAACGGAGAAATTACAAGCAATGCCTACCTACCAGCAAAACCAAGGCGCCGATCTATTGTCGAAAGGCGTTTACCCGTTCTATGTCCGCAACGCGGAGGAAACGACCAGCACACAGGGAAACCCCCTCATCAAGCTTACCTTGCAAGTAAACGGGACGTTTACGGTTTTTGATAACCTGACCTTTGTGGAGAATTCGTATTGGAAAATCGATCAATTTCGCGTTGCAACCGGCGAAGTGTTAGGCAAGCCGGGCTCCGATATGAGTCTTGAGCCCGACGATTGCATTCAGCGGCGCGGCCAAGTTTCGATCGATATCGACGAATTCCCGAAAGGCTCGGGCCGCAAGCGCAACGTGGTTGCGGAATATATCAATCCGGCAACGAACGGCACAATGCCGGCGCCCGGGAGCGGTCCAGGAACCGGCCCGAAGGCGCGATCTGAACCCGACGATATCCCGTTTTAAGCTGGAACCGGGCCGGCTAACAAAGCGGTTAAGACCTAGCAGGAAACGCAACCGGCCCGGATCGTTTTTCCCGATGTTCAGCGAAAAGGAATTAAAATTGGCCCGTCTTGCGCTCAATTCAGAGGCGCCCGAAAACGAATGGAACGTTGCGGCTATCAAATTCTTTTCGCTTTTGCGGTCCCGCGGCGCCGATTATGCGGCCGAATTCGAATCGGCCGGCAACGGACAAATGGCCGCGATCCCGCCAACACAACCGGATTTCGGCCTCACATTTATGCCATGGGGCCAATACCGCGGCCAAATGTTTAAGGATATCCCGCCAGGTTGGCTAATGGCCAAACGGGACTGGATCCGGAGCGCACCCGATATCATGGCCCGATGGGGCAATATCGCGGAAGCAATCGAGAAATTTCTAGGTCAATAATTCCTTCTTTGTTTTCCCTACCATGAAAGGTTTTTTATGCCGACTTATCGTCAAAATAATCGGTTTGCATCAAAGGGAGCGTTGCCGAAACGAACGCTTGAATATTTGGCGCACGGCGCTTCACAGGGAATCCGGAACGCCGAGCTTTTCGCGGCCGCACAGCAATTTCGCGATGCCGGCTATAAACTCGACGAGGCTTTGCCGCGGTTGATTGACCGGGCGTTAAAGGACGGGTTGAACGAACCGGAGGCCCGGAAAGCAATTGAAAGCGCATATTCCCGCGGCGCCCGGGACCCGGTCCAGGATGCAAATTTGCACGGGAACAGTGCAAATTCGCCGAACTCGGCCGCAACCGGGCCGGCCGCGGGCTTTCACGTTGTCGGTTCCGCGATCCCGTTGCCGGCGCCGATCGACAACGGTTTCCCGAAACTTTTGACCGCAGCCTTTGAGGCCGACGAATACGTTGCCATATCGGAGGCCGAACCGGACGGCGCCGGCAATTTGGTTCCGAAGGCCGGCCGCGTTCTCAAACGGGAAAAATGGCTGGATCTATATGCACAGGGCCGGTTCGCAAAAATCTTCCCGGACAAAACCGGCGTTTTTATCCGGATCAACCCGATGAAACCGGGCGGGAAAAGCGATGATGACGTTGCGGCCTTCCGACATTGCCTAGTTGAATTCGACCTGGACGAAAACGGGAACCGAATTCCGCTCCAAACGCAATTCGAGACCTTTGTGCGCAGCGGTTTTCCGATTACGGCCGTTACCTTCAGCGGCGATAAATCCTTACATGCTTTGGTGCGAATCGATGCAGCCGACCGGGCCGAATTCGATTCCCGACGGGCCGAAGTCTGGCAGGTTTTCGAAGCTTATGACATCGACCCTCAGAACAAAAACCCGAGCCGTTATTCCCGGGCGCCGGGATTCGAACGCACCCTCTATGATGAGGCCGGCAAAGCCTACGGGATCGGCAAACAAGACCTTTTGGCGCTCGGGCTCGGCCCGAAAGATTGGACGACATGGGCTGCAAACGTCAAAGGCTCGCAATTGCCCGAAATCATTTCCGGCGAACGGCTCCGGACCGAAATTCTGCCCTTGCCGAGCGATATCATTGCCGGCTTGATTGCGCACGGCGAGAAAGGCGAGCTTTGCGGCGGGACCAAAAGCTATAAGACCTGGACCTTGATTGACCAGGCATTGGCCGTCGCAACCGGCTCGGAATGGTGGGGCCTGAAAACGGAGGCCTCGAACGTGATTTACTTGAACCTGGAAATTCCGCGGCCATTTTTCGAATTTCGATTGCGCGAAATAGCCGGCCTCCGGGCCATCAAGATTCCGGATAACTTTTCAGTCTGGCATTTACGCGGCGCCAACCTAGCCAATCCGGACCGATGGCAGCAATTCATTGACCGGCTCACCGACTATTGCGCCGGGCTGGTGCGGCCGTACCTGGTGACCGATCCGGTTTACAAGTTGCTAGCCGGCCGGAACGAAAACGCGGCCGGCGATGTTGAGCGGTTGCTTTGGCAACTTGAGGAAATGCTGCAAAGTTGCGGCGGGACTAACTTTTTCGGCCATCATTTCGCGAAAGGGGATTCGAGCACAAAGGTTGCCATCGATCGCATGGCCGGCTCCGGCGTTTTCAGCCGGGATCCGGATTCCATTTTCGTCATGACTCCGCATGAGAAGGCCGGTTGTTTCACGGTTGAATCAATCTTGCGGAACCATGAGCCATTGGAGGCCTTCGTTGTCGAATGGCGCCAACCGATTTTTGTGCGCGACGACTCATTGGATCCAGGAACGCTCGCAACAAAGCGCAGCAAACGCGGGCCGAAAGCTAAATTCGCACCCTCGATCATAGCGCAACTGATCGGGAAAGATTGCCTCGCAAAAACCGCGATCCGCAAGCTTGTAATGGATGAAACCGGGATGAGCAAAACCGTATTTTACGAACTTTTTGCCGCGGCCGATCGGCAAGGCCTGATCGTTTTCGACGGTGTAGCCAAAACTTGGGAGGTTCCCGGCAGATGAAAAACGGATCGAACGAATACGCCGGCTTGCCATTGCCGGATTTGGTTTTTCTCGAGCATTTAACAATAGCACTTTTGGAACGCTTTCCGAGCTATGAACTCAAACCGCAACTAACTATGGTCCGGAACGAGCTCAAAAGGCGCTTTCCCCTCGAGAAACGCCTATGATTTTACGTTTCCGCAATTAATCCGCTAATTGTTTCCTTTATTCCGCGGAACGTGTTGCTGTGTGTGTCCGAGTCCGGAGTTTGTTTGTATTGTACGTAGTACAACAACTCCGGACGGACACGGGCACACTCGGCAAGCCAACACGATTCATATTCCGGAAATCAAAGGAGGAAGCGAAAGAGAAAGAACAAGCAAAATGCCAACCTATCGACAGAATGACCCGTCAAAGGCCCTGATTACCCGAAGGCCTCTTGAATTCCGCAAGCCGGCCGGCCAGGTAGGGGGTGCGGCTATCCGAACGCCGGCCGGCAGGGCCGAGCTCGGCTTTACGCTCGACACAAGCGAAAGTATGGGCCATTTGCTCGAGGCCGCGGCCAATGGGTTCAACAAGTTTCTCGAGGAACAACGCGCAGCCGGCCCGGGATCTCTGTCGTTTAACTGTTTTTCGAGTGAAGTTTACCCGATTCATGCCGGCGTTGAGCTCGGGGCCGTTCCGTACGTCAATCGGGCTTTCCTGGCCGATAAATGCGGCGCTACGGCTTTGCTGGACGGGATCGGCGCCGTGATAAAAGCCGTTGCGGTCCGATTCGACAAGTTGCCGGCGCCGCGGAAAGGCGCATTAATCGCGATTCTCACCGACGGGATGGAAAATGCTTCCAAAGAGTTCTCCAAAGAAGCGATTTTCCAACTGATCCACTACCGGCGCACGGTCCATCATTGGGAATTCCTGTTCATTTGCGCCGATGAGGCCGGCGAACGCTACGGGCTATCGTTAGGGATCCAGAAAGCTAACATTTGCCGGTTTGATACTTCGCCCGAAGGCATCAAGCTTTTGCTGGACCGGCTATCGAAGGCAACCGCGGCCTTCCGGCTCGGTGACCGGAATTTTGCCGGCTATCTAACCGATCGGACAAAATGAAAATCGAGCTTTACCAGGTTTTCGGACCGCGGTTTTCGGCCGGCTTTATCACCGAAGACGGCATTTGCACCAAAGCGGCGCCGATTCTGAAAAAATTTGTCGGTTGGACGTTCCTCGAATGCCGGAATTCCTGCGTTGCGCATCGATGGCAACTGCGCGGCCCGGTTTTCAGCGGCAACCGGCCTCCGAAGCAAAAATCATGAACCGGAAAATCGCCAAACGCTTCGATCGGGCTCGGCTTTACCTCGAACGGATCCGGACCGCGATGCAAAAACGGGATCCGGTCCAAGGGATGGCCGACGCAGCCGAGCTCGGCTACCAGGCAAAAGCGATTCACAACGAATTCGCCGAAATCTGCAAAGCTAACAAAACTGACGGAAATAAACTCTGAACTTGCCAGGTTGGATCAATTGCTCTTGGAAATGCAATGCCATTGCGGCCATTATCCGCGGCTAAGGAAGGAAGTTTTGCAGAGTGAGATGGCAATTATCACTTTTTTTCTACGAATGCTAATGCGGCAACCCGACCCGCAACTTTTACGACAAAGATGCGGCTCGAGCCGTTTGGTGACATTGGCACACATGGCCCGCAAAAATTCAGAAAAATACCTAGCGGCTCGATTTATAGCTTCCCAGCCTTAAATTCATGCCGTCCGAATAACAAAATGCGTCAAATCGGCTTATAGGAAGATTTCCGCACAGAAAAATTGTGTTATAGAATTCAGGCTAATTATGCCAATCGATCCGGAACGAAAATGGATTCACGAGCCGGCCGTTGAATTTCGTTTTCCGATCGATTTAAACGGCGAATCGAGCCCGGAGCAATTGGCGGAAATTTTGACGGATTTTCGGATCCCGATTCGGAGCGAATATCGGTTGGCCGCGGAGCGGTTGTTGCGAGTGTTGCACGTGATCGATGACGTGATGATTCATTCTCGGGAGCCGGCCCGGGATTGGCGCCAAATCAGTTTGGCGCTCGGCCTCCCGTCGTGCCGTTACTTGCAATTGACGGAGGCTAAAATCGGCCGGTGTTTCGGCATTACAAAAATGGCCGTTTCAAAATCGGTCACTAAACTTTTGCGGTTGGCCGAGCTCAAGCCGAACGGCCGCGGTTATAACGGCCGGCATTAACTTATGACCGACGACCAGCAACGCGAATTAGTCCGGCAACTAATGAACGCCGAAATACCGGAGCGGCCGGCCGCGAGAGGAACCCGCCAGGAGGAAATCTATTATTCAAAAGGAATTTCAATTTTACAGTGGCCACCGATGAAAACATGAATCCGAACCAATTTTCGAACTTGTTATAACATAGGCTCCGGACCGATGGCCAGGCACAAAAGCAATGAAACGCGGAAAATCGAAGGGATCGCAGCGACCTTCGGCGTTTCCACGCAAACGGTTCGCAACTGGAAAACTGAAGGTTGCAACATTTTCGATCCCGACGCGGTTATTTCCTGGCGGAAGGCGAAACTCGAGAACCGCGGGCGCCGCGGAGCGCAAAAATTCGATTTGCACGTTGCCGACGTAAACCGAAGGGATTCGGCCGGCATGTTGCATTCGGAAATCTTGGAAAAACTTCCGAGTCCGGCCGGCGAAGGCGCCGCGGCCGCGTTAAAGCGATTGCAGGGCCTCGAAGCGATTTTCTATAGCCGGCAACTCGAGGCCCTGGCCGAAGGCCGAACCGATTTAATTAGTTATGCGCTCACCGACTATCGGAAAATCACCGAATCGTTGTTGAACTACGAACGCCAGGTTGAACTTGCCATGCGGGATAGCGGCCAGTTGATAGCCCGCGGCGATGCGGAGAAAGGCGCCGCGGCCGTTGCGCGTTGGTTCCGGCTCGGTTGGCGCCTATGGCTTTCTAGTTGCACTCCGGACCTGTTAGCGTTTGCCGGCGACCCTCGAGCGTTCAAGGCAAAGGCGGAGGAAACATTTTCCGAGATTAGCAAAACGGTTTTAACGAAGGCCCGAGAAGCAAGTGTTGAATTGCCGGCTTGGGCCTTGCACGCAGTCCGGGAAGAATACCGGGCCGAACTTTCAGAAATGACGGAGGAACCAGACAAGGAGCGAAGGGGAGATCATCGGGATTCTGCGATTGATGCAGGAACAACAGGGCCAAATTCAGGAACAATTGGCCATCAATCCCTAGGCCACCAGTCAGTAGAAATGCACTGATTTGACGAAGGCTCAAACTTGGCGACCGATTGCCGTAGATTGTGTACTTTTCCTCGCAAAATCGCCGAGGAGAATTTTAACACATCCCGAGCGCAATCACCCGTCTGAAAGCCCCGCGTTCCGCCCGTTCTAACTCGAACCGCAACCTCTGCCGTGACAGGGAATAAGTTCTACGAGGAAGAGTAGGCTCTCTACCGTGAAAATACCGTAGTTCGAAGCCTTAAACGATCGCCCGCCGCTCGTTCCGCCGCTCTCAATCCGGCGAATCAAGTCGCGTGTGACTCGCGCATGGCTTGCTTAATCGCTTGCGCCACGTCGATTCCGGCAAATCTCCCGGCTTTGTTGTCGTTGGAATACTCGATGACGAGTTTTCCCAACCTAGGAGGACTGGGCCCAATAATGGAGCGGCTCGCCGCTATCCCGTATGATTTCATGCAGGATAGCGGGTGCTCATCAAGAGTTTCTAACCAACCACAAGCGGCCGCATCATGTCATGTTCCTCATGCTCCAGGATGTGGCAGTGCCACACGTACTCGTTGCCGCCGGTCCGCGGGCTGGCAGGAACGGTAAACGGCACCGTCGGGAGGTCGAACTTCATGATCACCGTGGTGACCTCACCGGGGTTCATGCGCACTGTCTCCTTCCACCCAAGCTCGGTCTTACCCGGGCCAACCGCAGGACCAGTGTACGTGGGGGTTCCGGTGTAGGTATCCACGTTGAACGGTTGGCGTCCCAGCACCTGGACATTGACCAGGTGGAAGTGGATCGGGTGCGTGTCACCCGTCAGATTGGCAATCTGCCAGACCTCAGTTGAACCCGCTGTCGGTGTCTCGGTCGCAGCATCCTCGTAGGCCCGCCCGAAGTCGCCATTAACCGCCTGATTTGTGCCGAGCAACTGGATCAGGCGGCCGTATCCATCGAAGGTCTCGTTCAGGGTCAGCTGTCGAACCGGCACTCCCGGCGGCAGGGTCAGCACACCACTTTGAACTGCCGCACCTGGCGGCACGAGGAACGGGGTAAGATCGGGGCTCAGATCGGTGTCACCGGTGATGCGCAGTGGCGCGTCCTTGCTGGTTGCGGGGACGACATTGAACCGCATGATCTGCCGGGTGTTCGGCCCGAAGCCTGGTTGGGGTTGCGTGGGATTGCCCGGAGCGCCGGGGAAGTAGTCGTTGCGCTGGTCGGGGCCTGGGAACGGCGCGGGGGCGTCATTGTAGAGGATGACTTTGTTTCCATTGAACTTGCTGAAGTCGACGAGGAGGTCCCACCGCTCAGCTGGACCGGTGATGAGGCTGCCGCTGAGCGCGATCGGATCGAACGGCTTGTTCGAGGGGACTTGCACCGGCTTGGGCAGGAAGCCACCCTCCGTCCCGAGCACAAAGAAGTCGGGGCCTTGGGCGTTAGTTGGCTTCATCGTGTTGCGGTTAAGGGTTATGCCGTCCGGACTTCCATCATCCACATACAGCTGCAAGTTCAGGAACCGCGCCTGGCAAGCGTTAAGGATGCGTAGCCGATAGCGCCGGGCCTCGACGGTCGCCTGAGGATAGACCGTGCCGTTGCCGAGCATCGTATCGCCGAACATCTCGGGAATAATCGAAGGGTCGGGAGGGAGGCCCAGCGGATCGTCTCCCAACTCCCAGCGGTCTGTCTCATAGGTGTGCGGGTACCAGAGGCTGCCCACCCCCGTGAGGCCGGGCCAGGTGGGGTCTTTGGTTAGGATATCGGACCCAACAAAGATCTTGTCCTGAATGACGATGGGGATCTCGCGCCCACCGTTCTCCACGAAGTCGGGCAGGCCGAGGTTGCGTAAGTTGGCCTCGAAGGCGTCGCGAATGATGTAAGCGCTGGCGATTCCTGCGTAGGCATTGAGCCGCGTGAGATCGTGGGCGTGGTCGTGGTACCAGACCAGCCGAGCACTCTGGTTGTTAGGGTAGTAATACTCCGCTTGTCCAGGCTGAAGGCCCGTGTTGAGCAGTTTGTAGATGTTGCCCGCCGCACTCTGGACACTCGGCCCGTATTGGCCATCTGGGGTGAACCAGCTGAACGGGCCGCCGTCGCTGATCCAGGGTACGAGCCCCCCATGTAGGTGCGTAGTGGTGGCGTTCTGACGCTGCTGCGCGTCAGTGAAGTTGGCGCTGGTGTCGACCGGCAGGATATGCGTCGATGGCAGCCTGTTAGTAAACGTGAGCTGAATCGGCGTTCCACGTTGCGCCACGATGATGCCGCCGAGGTGCCTCTGGGGTTGCGTTCCCCCGCCCAGCGCCACGGCTGGGTTGTAGCCCCACAGCGTCGTTGGGCCAAGGGAGGGGTGTAACTGATCCGTGAACTGCCCGATCGTGAGGGAATAGTGGGTGACCCCTGTGACCGGAGCAATGCCGGCATCAGGCGCCGCAACCGGGATGCCTCCTGGACCAACGCCGCGCAAGGCTTGGCCAAATTTTTTTAGGTTGATGGGGCTTTGATAGAATGCGTAAGCGTTTCGGAGGCCTAACTTCCACGTCACAATACCTCCGACGCCGATAATGGCGGTATTTCTTAAAAAATGGCGTCTGGTAAGCATAAGTGAGAATCATTATCGAGAACGCCTCGTCAGGTGCTTCCCGTTTTTTGGTGAAGACTCACCAAATGTTGCTCCAAATATTGGGAAATCGAACAAGGTGAAGAGTAACCCAAAGGGTACAAACAAAGATGTTTCTGGATCCGATCCAATGGGCTGAGAGCTATTTCTATTTCGACTCGAGCTCAACTTACCAGGGGCGTTGGCGATTGGATCGGGCGCCGTGGCTAAAAGATGTAATGCTGGCGTTTGCCGATCCGAAAGTGAAGTCCGGCGTTTGCCGATGTTCGGCGCAAAGCGCAAAGACGCAAACCGGGATGATCTTAGCGCTTTGGAGCGTTTGCGAGGATCCCGGGCCATTCCTTTGGGTGATGCCGGCCATTGACGAGGCCAAAACCTTCAGCGAAACCCGCTTGCAAGAATCAATGGAAGCGTGCGAGCCGGTCCAGGCGCTCCGCAGCGGCCGCGGGATGCACACGGCCCTTGAAATGCACTTCGTTTCCGCACCCCTAATCCTTACGGGTGCCGGGAGCTCGAGCAAGATTAGCGGCAAGCCGATTCGCTACCTTTTCCTGGATGAGGAAAAGGACATGCGCAAAGGCGCCGTAGCGAAAGCCTTGAAGAGGGTGCGGAGCAAGTGGGATTCGAAGGTTTGGCGCATGTCAACGCCGAAGGGCGAAGATGACTCGATTGACCGGGCATTCATGGAAGGCGACCAACGGCATTGGCATGTGGAATGCCCGCTCTGCCACGAGGCGCACCAGCTTGAATTCGACTATATGCGCTATGATGCAGGCGGGTTGAATATCCGGGATATCTGGTACGAATGCCCGAATCCGGCTTGTGTTCACCAATGGCGGGACATACCGCAGGACCGGGCCTGGATGAACAACCGTGGAACCTGGGTCGCGCACAACCAAGACGCGGATCCCGGCGAAAGAAGTTGGACCTGGAACGCAATTTTGCCGGTTTGGGTTTCCTGGCGGGATATTGTCCTTGAATGGATCAAAGCTTGTGCGGCTTCCGAGATCGGCGACAAGGAACCGTTGCGCGTTTTCTGGAATGAAACAGCTTGCCGGCCGGGATCGTATCGGGACACGAAAGCGGAAAAAGAATTGGTTCGCCTTAGCGGAACCTATTCGGTCAAAGATTACGAGGCCAAAGGAACGCGGATCGATAACGAGTTTTTGCGCTTTGCGACCGTGGACCGCGGCAAGGGCCATTATTGGCTTTTGATTCGGGCCTGGCGGGCCGATGGCACAAGCAAACTGCTTTTTTACGAATCGATCGGAACCTATAAAAGGTTGCGGGAAACAATCGGGGCCTATGAAGTGAGCCCGCACCTGGTTTTCTGTGATGCCGGCTACGAAAAATCGGCTGTTCTAAAGGAATGCTGCGAAAACGGCTGGATTGCGCTTCACGGCTTGCCGAACGTTGACAGCTTCATTCATAAAGTCCGAAATGCGCTCGGGAAGGTTATCCGGGAAGAACGCAAAGTCTTTTCGCAATTCGAATTTTATTCAGTTGGAAGAGGCCTCCCGCCCGTTCGGCTAGTCAACCTGGCAACCAACCGGCTAAAAGATATCACGGCCTATTTGCGGAGCAGCCGGGGCAAAGCGTGGGAGATTCCCGGCGACATCGGCGGAATCTATCTGCACCAGCTGGTCAGGGAGGCCCGGGAAGAGGTACGGAATTCGCGCACGGGCGCCGTTACCCTCGCATGGCAGCAAGGGGTAAAGGGCAATCATGCTTGGGATTGCGAGGTTTACCAGGTAGCGGCCGCGATGATGGCCGGCATCTTGGGTGCGGCACAGAAACCCGAGCCGGCCGCGGCTTAGGGCCGATGCCAGATCCGACGAACAAAAATTTAATTAGGTTTACCTGGCGGCCATTTATAAAAAATGGTTGATCAGGAATATGTCTCGGCCCTAGTCATTTTCGGCAAGCGTTCCGCGGCCAATTTAGCGGCGCTTCAAAAGCGGGCTTGCGATCTTTACGGGCAAATTGTGGCGCATATGGGCGGGCAGCTTGTGAGCGTTGCGGCGCCCGGGCAACATATCGCGTATTCGCGGCCGATGACCGTTCAAGAAGAATGGACCGCAATTCAATTCGCTTTGGAACAAATCGCCGGCAAACCGGCCATTATTCGAACGGCGTATCCCGTTTTCTGGTAAACCGCGCCCTCCCCTATGCGAACCGAATGGCGATTATATCAGGCGACGGAGTGGGAACGCGGCCGGCGCACCTATTATCCGTTACTCGATCCCGAAGCGGACCGACACATTGACCAATGGTCAATCACGAAGCTTCGGAGCGATTCCCGCAAGGTTTTCGTCAACTTCGGGCCTCTCCGCACGGCCGTTTATGAGCGGGCCAGGTATTCGGTGGGACACGCTTGGTTGCCGCGGTTTCAAGGCGAGGATACCGAATGGGGGAAACAAGCGGCAAAATGGTTGCAGGAAATTTGGTTTCAAACCGGCAACCTGGCCGGGCCGATTTGGAATTGGTGGGAATCCTTGCAAATCGAATCCCGTTACCTGGACGTGTTCGGCGAAATTTTCATTTATAAGGTTATCGACGGAGACGGATTCCCGCGTTACCAACATATCCCGCCATATCGCGTTGACGTTCCGCGGGCGCCGGGATCGGTTAACAATGACGGCGAACTTTCAAGCGGCCCTTACGCCGGCTTGAAATGCGTTTATGGGGTTGTTCAGAACGAGGCCGGGACCGCGGTTGCATATAACGTTCGCGGCAAGAATTCGGAATCGGACCGAATCATTCCGGCCGATCAGTTATTGCACGTTGGCCAATGGGAATTTGTGGATCAAACACGGCCGATTTCTAACATTGCGCACGGAATTCTCGATATCCGCGATTCGATGGCCGTTCAAACCAACGAAAAGCGGGCGCTCGAAATTGCCAGTTCGATTGCGATTCTAGAATCAAACCCGATCGGCGGAATCGATATCAACGATCCGACGCAATATGTTCGCCTCGAGGCCAATCGCGTTGGTGCCTTAGTCGAAACGCCCGGGCAACCTGTCCCGCCCGGTTACCAAACGGACCCGACTCCGGTTGTTCCGTATAAGTACAGCGACAACGGAGAATATAAATACGTCAAAGCCGGGACCGGCTCCGATGTTAAGGCCTTCCAATTCCAGCGGCCGAGCGGCCAAACAACGGCGTTCCTGGATCGGCTCGGGCGCAATTGTATCAATTTCATTTGGCCGTTCGACTTGATTATGTCGGCTAATCCGGCCAATTCGGCCGCAACCCGTTCGCTTTGGGTGCGAGCTAATAATTTGACCAGGGAAAGGCAAATCAAGCTTTATCCGGCCGCTAAACAACGGATTTTGTTTGCGTTATCGCGGGCCATCGAGCTCGGGATATTGCCCGAAAACGAGGAATGGATGGAATGGGAATTTTCATTGCCTCGCAAACCCTCGATCGATGCCGGCCGCGATGCCGATCAAGACCGGGAAGATTTGAAAGCCGGCATTCGGACGTGGACCGACATTCACACCGAACTTGGGACCGATACGGAAACACAAGCTTTCAGAAAAGCGATGGATTTAGTGGCCATGTTGCGAGCGAAAAAAATGGCCGAACAAATCTATTTGGAGGAAACCGGCGAACAAATCGTTTTGCCCGATTCCTACATGTTCCAATTCACTCCGAACGCAACCGCGGCCTCGAGCACGGTTGAAAGCGATGAATCTTCTATCAATGGCCAAGCTGCAAACAATGGCGGGCCTTCGGACGATGGCCAGGTTGCAACTGATACCGAGCCGGCCGCGGCAGAGGCCGAAGGAACCGGCGAAGGAGAAGATTCGGGCCTCGAGCCCGCCGAGGAATCGGCCGGCGACGAGGAAGTTGAAAAGACGGAAAGCAGTCAGGAAAAAGATGTGTTAGGCGCACAAAGTTAAAAACGAAAGGAAATCATGCCTAGATTATATGTCGGCTTAACCTGGACAAAGGCGCAGCTTACAAGCGGCGTTCCAAGCGTTGTTTATACCGGGCCTTCTATGTCGGCTTGCAAGGCCGCAACCGCAACGCCCGTCAATGGCGGGAGCGCAACGCAAGGTGGATATCTCACCAATCTGGAATTTTCGCCGAAAGGGCATCCAACCGTTCGAAACCTGGCCGGAACTTGAAGCAATGGGGCTCGAAATCTCAGCTTTCGGCGCTTCGGGAAATGCTCTTTTCGGCGGATTCGGACCGGGCGCCCGCGTTGTAAAGGACGCAATCAAAGCCGGCCAAAAAATTCCCGGCAACGCCGGTTGGCAACTTCTAGCAACCGAATTGAGCGGAAGTTTGCTTCAATCGGACGGGCCCGCGACCTTTTCCTATGATTGCCAAACTATAACGGCCGCGGCGCATATTTGGGTGACCGTTTTTGTGGCCGTTGCGATTGACAACGCAAAAAATAGTCAATTTTTGGCATTGGTTTTCAACGGCGCCGATTACAAATCGGTTGTCGGTTTTGTCGGAGCCAATGCAGTAACGGTTTTTTTCGGCGAAATGTTTCCCGGCGACACGCTCCAAATTGCCGCACAAAGCCAACAAGACGCAAACACGATTGCCGGCGACTTTTGTTTTGCGGCCTCCATTCTCCCGCAATGATCCCTCTCGTTAGTCTCCATTATAAATTGCATCATGCGGCCTGGTATATCCGGCCGGATTATTTCCAAAGCGTAAAGGCCGCATTCGAGAAACTGGATTTTCGCAACCAGGACGATTTAGAAGGGGAGGCCCGAGAATACCATTCGTTTTTCATCAACCAACGGCCTCCCGCTTCCATCGATTCCAACGGAATTGCGGTTATCACGATTGCCGGCGTTTTAGGAAACAACCTGGCGCCAATCGAAAAGCTTCTCGGATTCACCGATTACGAGGATTTATGCGACGAATGCGACGAATGCGCGGAAGGGGGTGCGAAAGCGCTTTTATTCGAGATGAATTCGCCGGGAGGCGAAGCACAAGGGGCACTCGAGACGGCGCAAAAGATAGCCGGCATCGATGTTCCGAAGGCCTCCTATTCGGCCGGCCTGGACACAAGCGCAGCGTATTTCCTCTCGAGCTCGGTTGACCGCAAATTTGTTTCGCCGAGCGCATGGAGCGGTTCGATTGGAACCATTTTGCCCTGGATCGATGAAACGAAATTTTGGGATGCGCTCGGCATCCAATGGGATCCGATCATCGGGACCGGCGAAACGTTCAAAGGCGCCGGGCTCGGCCCGGAGCTCACCGAAAAGGAACGGGACCATTTCCAAGAACAAGTAGACATGATGAGCTCGGTTTTTCGCGAACACGTGGCGCAATTTCGCGAGCTCGATCATTCCAAACTGCAAGCCGGCGCCTATTTCGGCCGGCAAGCGATCGATTTAAACCTTTGTGATGAGATTGGCTCTTATGACGAGGCCTATCAGTGGCTTTTAGACGCAGTTTCTTAGTTTACCTAAACAACAATTTAAAAACATGAATGCATTTAAAACTTTGGCGGAGGCCCGCGGCGCCTATGATACGTTGGCCGCGGAATTAGCCGATTCACAGCAAAAAGTGACTAAAATCGGCGAGCTCGAGGCGCAATTAGCCGAATCGAAGGCCTTCGGATCCACTACGGCAACCGAAAACGAGAATTTCCGGCTCTTAATAGTGCAAAAAGACGAGGAAATTTCCGGTTTTAAGACCAAAATAAACTCGCATTTGGAGGAAATTTCGCGGCTTAAAAACCAGGTTGAAATGCTCGAAAAGAGCAAAAAAACAGCCAAAGTACACGCTCGGGAACTTGTTGCGGCCTCCGGAGGGGCGCCGATCGCGGTTGACCAGGCAGAAATCAACCGGATGCAAGCCGGCGACGAAAAGGAATTCGTTTCCAAAATGGCGAAATGCCAGGATTCGGCCGAGCTCAACCGGCTTTATCAGGAATACAACAAAATTTTCCGGCCGAACGGCAAACATAAGAAAAACTAGCCGGCGTCCGGTTCAAAACTCCTAAACTTTCAAACTCTCAAAGGAAAATTTTAAATGGCTAACACTCTCGGCACACTAAGCCCGGACGTTATCACGCTTGACGTTATCCAATTTTTGAAAAAGCGGTTTCCGATGTTGACCGCGGTTGCAACTGATTTCAGCAAAGAATCCGTTCGGCTCAATACGCACATAATTTCCCGCGTTGTCACGGTTCCGGCTGTGCAAAGCTTTACTCAGGCGGGCGGTTATGCCTCGAGCAATGCGGCAACAACGGACGTTCCGGTTTTGATTAATAATTTTCGCTATGTCGGCCTCTCGTTCTACGACGACGAATTGGCATCGACTCCGCGAAACCTGGTTCAGGAACAAGTGGAGGCCGCGGCCTATGCGCTCGGGAAGGACGCATTCGACAAGCTTATGGCCCTGGCCATCGTGGCCAATTTCCCGACGCATACGGTTTCAACCGCAGCGAACATGACCAGGGACACGTTGACCGCGGTTCGTTATCAATTGCAGGTTGCCGGCTCGAGCGTTCCGCGGTTCGGGATTCTCGATTCGGCCGGGATGGAATATCTTTTGCAAGACCCGACGATTGTTTCCCGGTTCTACGTCAACGTTGAAGATTCGGCGATTGACCAGGAAGCCGGCATTTTGACCGGAATCGGCGGATTTGAGAAAATCTTTGAATATCCGGACCTAACAACGGACGCACCGAACACGCTCGGCTTTTTCGGGAACAAAAACGCTTTGGTCTTAGCGGCTCGCGTTCCTTCGGATCCCGCAGCCTTCGTTGCCGATATTCCGATCAACGCGATTATCAAAAACGTGACCGACGAGGAAACCGGCTTGACGGTTCAATACCGTTATCATTACGACGTGAAGATGGGCCGGCTAGACATGATTTTAACCTGGATTTTTGGCGTTGCGGTTGGCGTTGCCGGCCATGCAGCACTTGTGACCCTAAGCTAAACTCTACGAAAGGGGGGCCAACCCTTAATTATGGCTATCAACAGACGTTTGACCGCGACCTTTGCCTTTAAGGCCGCGGGCTCGGTCCCGAAAATCCTTTATCTCGGCTATGATGCCGACGAGGCGAAAGCAGCACTCGAGGCCGCGAAAGATAAAGGATATTTCGAGATTCGAGTTTGCCGGAACATCGATGCGGTTTGGATGAGCCGATTCCGAGCCGAGCCGATGATGAAGGTTTGAATGCTTTCCTAAATGAACAACCCGCAAATTGCGGCCGCTTTCCTGGCCGGCCAACAATTACTGCAATCCGTCAACGGTGAAACAATCACGATTGCCGGCCAAAGCGACGTTTGCTTGCCGGCGAACCTTATATCAACAAATCGACTATGGGAGCCCGGAGGCGCCGCGGAAGAACAAAACGTCACCGTCTCGGTTCTCAAAGCCGATTCGCCGGCCACACCCGCAACCAATACGATCGTAAATTTCCGCGGGCTTAATTGGCGCACGATCGCATGGGATGACGCGGACACATTCTGGCAACTTCATTTAGTTCAGGAAACCGCATGATTGATCGAATTGTGGATCAAGCTATTGCTTCGTTGCTGGCAACAATCCAGGGCCTCAAAGTCTTGGTTGGGGCCGAAGATATCGAGCCGGCGTTGCAGGCGCCGTTTTGCGTTGTCTATTCGGAAATCACGGGAATGAGCGGCCGAACGCCGATCTATGCGCTTGTGACACGGGTTGAATACAATTCGATTGCCGGCTTTGATACAATGAGCCAGACAGAGGCCGACATGACGGCAATTGATAATCTGATTGGCCCGGGAGGCGACTATTCAACCAATCCGGCCGTTTCCGCGGCCGGCCTGGCATTTCTCGGTTGGGAAGCAATCAGCCGAAGCACTCAGGAATTCGGCGACCGGCGCAAAAATGTTCGGGAACTAGCCGTAAAGGCGCAACCCTCGTAAGATTATGGCAGCGACGATACTCACAAATTTGGCTCATATGACGATGGGCGTTCCGGCCGATGAAATTTCGGTCAACGTCAATCGGAGCACGGTCAAGCGGGCCGGCGAAAAAATTGAAGTTAGGAAACGCCAGGGGGGTTGGCAGGGCCGTGTCGATCATAGCGGGAAGTGGACCGCAAATTTCACGGGCGAATTCAATTCGAGTTTTGCGCATGATATCGGAAGTATCATTTCCATTGCTAGTGCGGCCTTTTTCGCGATTAACACGGGCGGCGCTTGGGTGATTGACGATTTCGATTTCACAATGGAAAACACGGCCATTGTCAAATTGAACGTCAATGCGACCGGCTATGATGCAAGCGACATTCCGAGCACGGCAACACAAGCGCCGACTCCGACTCCGCCAACGATCGCGACTCCTTAAAGTTTGCAAATTTCCACGGAAATAGATTTGAGCGGCCTCAATAAAGCATTGGAGGCCGCAATTGCGCTTTCCTCCCGTTCGGCTTCCGAAGTTATCAATTCCGTGGCCCGGGATATTATCATCACAAGCGCACAACAAACAAAGAAGGCCGATAAACACAAAATCGAATCCGAGGTCACCCGACAAATTTATACTGTCACAAAGGGGAAAAGCGGCCGGCTCTTGAAAAAGCCGAAAACGGTTTATCAGGGATCCGAGCTCATTTATCGGCTTGTGAACGCCAAACGCCGGCAAAAAGGCGAACACGGGATTGCCGGCCAGGAAATGAGCCAGGTAGCACAAAAGGAAATCAAGCGGCGGCTTAATTCTGTCGGTTACATTGCCTATGCGGGCTGGAACAAAGCTTTGATTGCCTTCGGAGGCCGCGGTTTCGGCGCCGCTAAAACTGGCAAAACTAACGAAAATTCGTTTGCGGCCCGCGGTTATGGTCACCGAGCATCGATGCAACATTTGGAAGCTGAATTCGTCAACCGGGCAAAGCACGCTTTCGAGATAGGGGGTGCGGTGACACAACGGGTTGCGCAGCAAAAAGAGGCCGATATTTATCGGCACTTGGAACAGAAATTGGCCGGCGAGCTCAAAAAGCTTTAAAACCGGGAGATTCTACCGGATTTGGCTGAAACGGCTCGGAATCCGGGAATCGGGCTCGGAAAAACGCTCCACGATCGTTTATAGGCCCGTTTGACGAGGCGCCCGCTATCATATTGCCCGGATCCCAGAGCGGCCAGGCGCCGGCGCCGCGGCCCGCGGCCGGGCCAAAACGGAAGCCCGGACATCGGCACTCACCGAGCCGGGCGTTGCTATTTCCAGTAAACAAGCAGTCAACTAATCATTGCTAGGGCCTAGCCGTTCCAGGCCTAGCAACAAACGTGAAAGTTTACCTTCGGCCTTTTTTGAAAGCAATTCCTTATGATTATTCCTCGCAAAGAAGACCTTCGGGGCCTGGCCGGCGCACCGAAGGGCTCAACAAATGACACAAAACGGGCCGTAGTTTTCGCAACGCTCGGCCTTCCGCTAAATCCCGCGGCCGGCGTTTTAGTCATGCGGCCAGCCGGCCATGACCGATTAGACGGCGAGGCCTTTTTCAGTTTCGACGTTGCGGTTGAAAATTGGGATCGAGTAAACGCGATTTATGCGGCCGGCAAAGCCGACGAGGAACTTGATTTGATGCTCGATCGGCTCAAAGGGGATCCCGCATATACGGCCATCGGCGTTGAGCTCGAGCGCATGATATCCAATGCGCTTGTCGTTTACGGCCGGCGTTTCCTCGAAAACTTCGTTCGGACCTTGCAATTCCTGAAAAGCAAAGCCCGGGATATCGAGATCAAAGAAAAAGGCGCCGGCGCTTATGTATTCAAATTTTACCTGGAAAAAAGACGATGAGTTTGCGCGATGAATTGGAAGTTTCGGAGGCCTCCGCGGCCGACGTGCAAAAGGCCTATGACGAGGCCGGCCGTTATGAGTTTATGGGGCGCCGGCTCGAGCCGTGGACCGTTCGCCGACATTCGGTGGCTTTGCAACTCCGATCCCGGCTTATGCGCGGGATGAATGACGAAAACAACAGTGTCGAAAGCTTTATTTCGAGCGGTTTTTACCCACATGTTTTTCACGATATCGTGATTGTTCTCTATTTGATGCACTTAGACAAAACGGAGGTTGTCAAACTCGAGCAATTATCCGAAACCGCGGCAATGGACCGGGCCTATGAATGGGCCGAAGGGATCCCGCTAACCTACGGAACCGCACCCTTTTTCGAAGGCGCCAAGATTCTCGGAAAAATCTTGCACGCAATTCATGTTTCCTGGTTCCAGGTTGCTAAGGCCGAAGGCGCCGGAACTAACGGTGAAAAAAAAATTTCAGACGCTACCGAGCGGCCTGGCAACTTGAACATTGTTTCGGAGCAATCCGAGCAACCGGATTCAATGCCGAATACGTGATGAATGAAATGCCCTACGTTCACGTGATTCAATGGCAGGCAGTCTACTTGCAATTTTTGCGCGAATTCCCGGCCGAGCTCGAGTTTGCCGGCGCCGGCTAACAAAAAATGCGGCCGACTCTACGACTTTTGACCTGAGAAGCGGAGCCGGCGCGGGTTACTAGGCGTTCCGATGGAACGAAACCTTTCTAGTCCACGTTATGGCTGAAATCAAGGTTCAACTAAAAGGCGACGATACCGACGTAAAAAATAAATTTCGGGAGGCCGGCAACGCGGCCCGGGAATTTCGGGATCATGTCAAAGAGCAATTCGCTGAGCTTAAAGACGCGGCCGCGGACATTGCCGGCGAAACCGGATTCGGCGGGATCAAAAAAGTTTTGGGCGGGCTCGGGACCGTGGCATTCGGCGCCGCGATTGTGGAAGGATTCAAAAAGGCGACCGAAGCGGCCATCGATTTTCAGAAAACGGTTTTAAGCCTAAAGATTGCGCTCGGCCCGGCTCAAGCCGGCCTGGCCGAAGATTTGGCGCATTGGGTGGAATCGGTTTCGGGCGGGATGGGAACGAAGGAAGAAAACGCGGCCATCATGGCCCGGCTAGTCAAGATAACGGATCCCGAATCGGCAAAGAAAACGCTTATCGACATTCAAAACGCGGCCCTTCGGCTCGGCGTTCCAACGGGCGAGCTCGGCGAGGAATTCACGGGAATGGCGCTCGAGGGGAAAGTGCAACCGCGGTTTTTCCGAACGTTTCCGGAACTAGCAAAACTAGCTAGGGATCAACTAGGCATGACGGGTTGGCAAGACGTGCAACAAGCTATTCGCGGCAAGCGGCCAACGGACGAAGAGGTTGAAGAGGAAATGAAAACGCGGATCGAGGCCCGCGGTGGGGTTGATTGGTTGTTTAAACAATTCTTGCCGGCGATTGCGCCCGGAGGAATGCAATATCCGGGCCGGCTCGAGGCTCAGAAAACGCTCGGCTTTCAGGTTGCCGAGCTCAACGAAAAATTCGAACAGCTTTACGCGACGGTTGGCGAGGAACTTTTGCCGGTTCTCACCGAATGGGTGAACGATATCAAAACGCATTTGCCGGCACTTACGGAAAGCGCAAAGGAACTTGGTAAATCGTTAGCCGACTTGGCGGAATGGGTGCGGCAACATTTCGGATGGCTCGGCGAAGATATCTCACACAATCGCTATCCGGGCCAGCGGACCGTGGAAGCTATTCACCAAGGCCTTTTTTCTACCAAACCGCCCGATATGGAAATGCACAACAAGCTTTTTGGCGACACGGCAACGAGTTTGCACCGAGCGGCGCAACATATCGAAGATTCGGCCGAGAAACAAAATCGCATGTTGAACCCGAAATAAACCTATGATTTCGATTGCGACGAATTTACAGGGCCAGTTCTGGGAAATTCCGAGCCGGCGTGTTGTGGTTCCTTCGGGGCAATTCACTTCGATGACTCGCGTTTATCAGGGAATGGAGGTTGACTATCCGAATTGGGCGCCGCGGCGAGGTTCTACGCAAGCCGATTTCCCTTCGATGTTCGCACAGAGTATCAACCGCGAAGACCGCGGCGGAGGCCTCATCGAGGTTTCCATTGTTTACATCGGAACGCTACTGCAACAACAAAACTGGACCGACTTACTAATACAAGGGGAGCTCTTGCAACAAAGCTTTTCATGGTCCGGCCCGGCAAGTTGGAAAGGCTCGGTCACCATTTGGACCTTTGACGCGCAATATTCGACTTGGAGCGTTACCTTTTCTTATACGGCCTATCAACTTTTGACCGGCGCAATATTCCAAAATTTGGCAAGCGGCTTCGTTTTTGTCATCGACGTTTTCACGAACATTTCCAACCAATTGTTACAGCCGGGCGTTGTCTATTCGGGCTTTCCGACGATCCCGGATCCGATCAAACCGCTTTTGATGCTCACCCGTTTCAATTGCCAGCAACAAACGCCGAGCAAAACGACAACGGCCGGAACGCCCGACGTTGTGAATTCGGCCGGCGTTTATAAATGCACCGAAACTTGGCAACTGGCCTATAATCACGGCTCATTAGGTTTCTATGAGCCGAACGATGTTTCCACGCACCCATGAATCTGAACAAGAAAATCGAAAAGTTCAAAAGCGACGGGATTCCGGGCTATAACCAGAAAATCAACGAATTAATCGAAGCGGTTAATTGGTTGGCAGGGGTGCGGACTATCAACGGCAAAAACATTGCCGAAAGCGATCAGGGACCGATTATCGATTTAAGCCCGGTCAATCAATCGCAATCGCCGGCGAGCCCTTGGGCCAACGATCCGAACGGCAATCAAGCCGGTTGGCAGAAAATTCTTTATATTGATCCGAACTATACGACCTCCGGGCTCGGTTATCTGGTTTGGGCCTGGACCGGGCCGAACTTACTGCAAAATCAATTGCTTTGGCTGACCGATCCGAACGGCGTTCCGGCGCAATGGGTGCAACATGACGTTTGCGTGAACGGGCAGGTTGTGAGCAAATGGTTTTGGGGAACACCTTAGAATGGGAATGCTGGTTTCCAATTGCGGTTCTCCTTGCATTTGCGGTCAAACCGAAGGTTGTCAAATTGCTGATTCATCACAAGGAAGTCCGGGCGGAACTTATATAGCTGATGGCCATATTCTTTGGACTTGTACCGCGCAAACCAACGGCCCTGTCTACGCTTTGGCCGGTTGTTGCCAATATTGGTGGTATTTGGAATGCGGTTCGAGCGGCGATTTTTATTTCACTATTTTTGGCGACGCATACACGGAATATCCGGCCTCGTGGACTTACACTCTTACCTACAACGGAAGCACAGTGGTTTCTCTTTCGGGGAGCGGAAATTATCTCGGCGGTTATTCGTATTGGTTCAGAATTCCCGAAGTGGCCGGCGTTTTGGTGCGATCCAGTGACGGTTTGCTTTTGGAGTACATCGCGACCGGCTATAGCGGGACTGGCAAGGTAGTTCAAACGCTTGATATCGCAGTTGGCGGAGGCGGGACAACCGGCCCTGGCGGAACTATCCCTTTGTTTCCTTTTGTTCGCTTTTTTAATTGTGTCGCTTGTCATGCTGTCGGCAATACTGGCGGCGGCGGGAATGGATCAAATTACCAACAATGGTGGTGGACCGGGCAACCTACGCAGACATTGGTTCAACCGGGGAAATGCGCTCCCGTATTAGGTTTTTCTCAAATGGATCAGGGACAGGCTGAAGGTCAGCCTATGAATCACCCTGGTTTGTTAGTGGAAAACAGATTTTACTATCACAATTTTGACCCTTTCGACTGGACTTGTATTTTTGTTTATGACGGCGCCACAATTTTAACCGAATCCGGCCATTTTCCCGGAGGTTCAACTATTCCCTATGGTTGGGCTTTCCTTCCGTTCTCAAATCCCGGTTGGTATGGTGGCGGAGGCGGTTGGAATTGGGATTATACAGGGCCGGCCTCCGCTAACATGCAACCCGTCGTTACAGTGACCTTCACCATGTTTAACACGATTGATAATCTAAACGATTATCCGGGAGGCCTGCCGGTTTGGTCTTATCAGACGCAATGAACTTCGATTTTCAAAAGCAAGTGGACAAGTGGAAAGAGGACAGGAAAAAAAGATTTGAAATCTGTCACGCTTGCGAGTTTTGGGGCCGAACGACATTCGGTTGGATCGGTTGCAAGAAATGCAATTGCACGCAAGCAAAACAAGCGCTCGGATTTTCGCATTGTCCGATCGGCAAATGGTGAAAGCTTATGATCACACAATATTTTGATATCAACCAACGGCTTGTCATCCAGGCGCCGGGAACATTGGCGCCGGCAAGCTTGTTGCCTTGGGTTTATGGTGACAATTACAACTTAGCGATTTATCTGGTTGGCAACGGCCAATTTCAGACGATCAATGCCGGCGATTCCTTGGGCCTTATGCTGTTTCAGCCGGCCGCAACCTTGCCGGAACAAAATTTGGCCATTGTGAGCGCTCCGGTTGTGAAGACCGATCCGGCCGGTTTTACTTATTATTTCGTCAACGTCAATCTCGGCACAACGCAACTCGCGGCCCTGGTTCAAGCAACTAACACGCCAGCTAAATGCGAATTTCATTACATTTTCACGCCGGCTAGCGGCGAACGGTTCTCGAGCTCGGCGGATCTCCCGGTTACGGTCAACCCGGATCCGAGCCAATCCGCGGCCGGAGGAACGCCGGTTCCGCCCGGTTATCCGACAAATCCGAACGTTTTTGAACAGATCATAAACAAAAACGTGGCGAACGGTTATGCCGGCCTCGATGCGAATACTCATTTAAACCCGAACGAAATTCCGACAGACACAACCCTTGCCGTTTCGGCCGGCAAGTTGACCGTGGTTGGAGGCGGAGGCGGAGGCGGCAACCCTTACGTTGCCGTGGTTACGACCTCGTTTGCGGTCCCGGCCGAAGGCGTGAACACGCCGGCCCTGACGTTAGCGGCCGCGGCGCCGGATATCGTGGCGAACGCAACGGTTTTAATCACCGACGGCGTTTCCTTCATCAACGCAATAGTTGCGAGCATAAGCGGAACAACGTTGACGGTGAAAAACAGCGGAACGCCGGGCGCCGTTACCGGAACGATGGGCGCAAACTCGCACCTATACTTGGGAAGTACGGCCGGGCCGGTTGACGCAACGAAACGGGGCCTCGTGCAAATGTTGCCGGGCTCGAATCCGACAAAACAGTTTTATCGCGGCGACGATAGCTATGCACAGGCGAACTATCCGGATTTGACAAACATTCCGACAACCTTCCCGCCCGCAACGCATGGCATACAACATGTTTCGACTGGTAGCGATCCGATCCCGGTTGCTGGTACGTCTGCCACGGGCCTTATGCCGGCCCGTTCGGGCGCCGTGGGAACTTATCTCGATGTGACAGGCGGTTGGTCGATTCCCGCGGGCGGAAACGGCGGAAACCCGTTTGTCGGCACAACGGGAGCAACCTTTATCGTTCCCGCGGTTAATGCGGCGGGCGCCGGAATTACTCTTGCGGCGGCAATCGCCGATTTAGTCAATGGAATGTCGATCACGATAACGGACGGAACGCACGAAGCAACATTCCTAACAACGGCCGTTTCCGGAACTAGCGTCACGGGCACTTGCATTAGTACGGCAAACTCAGGCGCAACGATGGCAAATGGAGCGCATGTTTACTTTGCCATTGGTCAACACGGTGCAATTCATGCTTCTAATGGTGCGGATCCGATTCCCTACGCTACGGCTAGCGTTGGCGGAATTGTCAAACCGGACGGCACAACGGTGACGATTGCCAGTGGAGTGATTTCCGTTCCGACGGCAACGCCTTCCGTCTTAGGATTAGTCAAGCCCGATGGAACAACGATTCTTGACACGGCCGGCGTAATCTCGGTTCCAACCGCAACGGCTTCCGGTTTAGGATTGGTGCGGCCTGACGGAACATCGATCACGATTTCCGGTGGCGTTATCTCGAGCTCGGGCGGAGGCGCCAGCGACACAACAACCGCTTCGGTTACTTTTAACGTTCCGGCAATCAACACAACGCAAACGGGCATTTCGGTTGCAAACGCAAGTTGGATGCTGCAAAACGAATCTTATTTTATCGTTGGAATCGGGATTTTCCTATGCACGGCAATTAGCGGAAACACAATCAGCTTACAAAATACCGGGATGCCCGGAAATGCGGCCTCCGGAACCGCGGTTCCGGTTGGCGCTTTAATAATGGCGGCGCCGGATCAAGCCGCAAATGTATTTTGGGATGTCGATGAACTGGATATAATTGCTAACAATTCAAGTCTTACTTCAGCTACTCCCAACGGAAAATGGTTGCCTTTTATGAGTTCCGGCACGGCTGGTACAGGCAATACTTTTCAAAATTCAAGCGGTTATAACTTCGATAACGGCGATTCAGGTTGTAGTGTTGCGACAGGCTCATCGGCTAGCGGATATGCATTAATGCAACACGGAGCAAAGTTTTTATTTAGTGGACCGACAGCCACTAATAATCAGGTTTTGGTTCACTTCAGAGTTTTTGTAAATGGAATAACCAGCAGTTTATCAACTGCAACAGATCGATATATTTTCGCTTGCGGGCTTTATGATTATTTCCCGGTTGGCGGAGGTACTCTAAGCCGAAGACTCTCTTTTTCCTATACGGACAATGTTTTTTCCGGCGATTGGGCTATGGAATGGCAAAAGACAACCTCAGGCGGAAATCAACAAACAGACAGTGGAATTCTGGTTGCTACATATACTTTTTATGACCTGTATTTGATTATTGACCCTGTAAATATTTATTATTTGATAGGCGTGAACAATGCCGTTCCGGTTCAAAAACAGGTAATTCCAGTATCAAATGTTGCTCCGGCTTCAGGAAGTAACGTTTGGAACGCTTACTTTGGAATATATAAATCAGTTGGTACAACTTCAAAAACATGGTTATGCGATTTATTTGAGCGAGCAGTTATTTGGAAATATATGCCGGGCGGCGCTCCAAGGTATACGCTTCGCGGCCTAATGAAGACCGGCTCATAATTTTATGGATACTTGCGGAACTAGTTTCAATCAGGCTTTCCCGAGCGGCGACGATATCCCGCTATCGGTCCAATTCTACCAGGCCGACAATGTAACGCCGAAGGACATGACCGGCTTTACTGTCGGAATGACCGTCAAGCAAACCGTGACCGATCCGCAAACCGGCCTCCCGGTTCCGGATTCCGCGGCGCTTTACCAAAAAGATTTGGCCGGCAACACAAGCGGGCTTTTCCCGTTCAAGATTCCCGGCCAAACCGCGGGCGCTCCAACCTTGGCGCCGGGAAATTATTTCCTGGATTTGAAACGTTGGGATTCAACCGGCCTTCGGACAACGGTTTTGACAACCGGCCTTCCAATCAACGAATCCGTCACACAGCGGGCCGCACCCTCTCCCTAATATCTTATGCCTACGATCAACGTTTACGCGGGCTCAGGGCCGATTCTGCACGTTTACGAGGCCGGCTCGGCCGCGTTCACTCCGGATCCGGCCGCGGTCACGGTTGTTCCGGATCCGGTGATTCTTTTCGATATCTTGGGGCCGGCCGGTTCGCTATTGGTTCCTAAAGCCGGCCGGCGCCGGCAAGCGGAGGCCTCCAAGTGAACGACCAGGAAAAGGAACCGCGTTGGCGAACCGTTCTTTGTTGGGGATCCACAATTATTTTTCTCTCGTTGCCTCCGGTTCTTTTGGTTCTTCAAATTCTCGATCATTTGACGGAGCGGGACGTTGAAGTCGCCCGGGCCATCGGGCCTTTCTATTGGTCGATTGCCGGCGTTGTGTCCGCCCTGGCCGGGCTCGGAACGTTGGCGGCTATCAGGAACGGGAAGAAATGACGAAACAGGAAATTGTCGAATATTACGGCCGAAGCGTTTACGAAATCCGGCTTGACCTGGCAATGCGGCTTTTCGGCGCCGGCTATAAATCCGTGAAAAAATGCCTCGAATTGGCCGATCAATTTGTTGCCGAATTACAGAATGAAAATGGCGATGAATTGGAAGCGAAATTCCCGTGAGCAAATGGAAAAGTGCATCGAATGCCATCGGGAATCGGCTCCTCTTATAGCCGAATCGACCATCACACGGATTCGAATCTCGCTAGGGCGATTTCTTCATCTCGGAAATAGAAACTGCACCTGGAAGCGCAGCTGCCAGTCGGCGCCACCCTGCTGCGGTTTCACCACGTTGCTAAAGGCCTGTAACTGAAGATTGATCGGCGGGAACTTATCACCGAATTTGAGAATTTTACCGAAACCGCCGCCAATCGGCAGCGTCCAACGGTTATTGCTGGCAGCCAGCCAGTTCGCCGTAATTATCGGCGAAGTGGCCACGTACCAGCCATCGGGGAAGTTGTAATTAATGAACGGCTGAACGAGCAGTGCGTTGACGTTGTTTTTTCCCCATCCCGCAAATGACCACTGATTATCCGCCAGCGCTCCAAT